CTATTAACAGCAAAAACACTTACTAGCAAACACCAGAACATAAGACACCACCAGCAGTTTCTCTCTACCTTGGCTGTGTTTTTAAATGTAGGTTTTAATTTCATAATAAAATAATCTTTGAAGTTATCCAAAATATTCCAAGCATAAGCCCAAACACTGTTGCTTGTACTATAGAAGCTATTGTAATTTGTTTCATAGGATGTACATCTACAATTTTTTCTATCCAAGTTTCACTGGGAGCAAGATTTACTGCTTGTAATATTTTCTTGTTAATCTTTTCTTTGGTCATCTCTGTCTGCCTTTGCTATCTTGTCTATATCTACTAAGTTGGGTACGCCTAGTAAAGTTTTCAAGAGCACATCTTGTCTAATGCTTTGATTATCTAATGCTCTTACCCTATCTATTAATGATACAATAATACCATACTGACTGTCAAGCTTTGTAGATACTCTTTCTTCCATAGTATCTAAAGCTGTTTGAACTTTATCATCTAAAGTATCTAACTTAGTTTCCATACCATCTATAATTCTGTTAATAAGTTTCCAAACAAAAGCACCTAGTCCAAGTGCTGCTGCTATAGGAAAACCTAGTTCAGTTATTAATGATACTGCTGAGTCCATTAGTCTTTCTGAGTGTTAGAAGCTCCGAAGTAAAAAGATATAACAGCACTTGCTAATCCACCAAGGTATCCTAGTACTAAGTTTATAAGAGCTTCAGAGTTCTGCTCTGGTGGTTGTAGAGTGACAAGGAATATGTATCCCATAAATCCACCTACAACAGTTATGCCCATTATACGAGCTGTCCAGTCTTTACTAAACTTACCTCTAGCATCTTGTACGTCTTGTGTTTCTAACTTAAATACATCTACTTCTAGTTCTTTCATCTGTACTTCAAAAGCTTGTTCAGCTTTTTTAAGTTCTAACATTTGTTCAGGTGTAGCTGATGCTAATCCTTTCTCTATAGCTTTAGGTGTATTAGGTACTCCCAATACATCTGCTATCATGTTAGCTGCCATGCCTCCCATTGGTCCACCTAATGCAGTTCCTAATGTAGGTGCAACAGCTCCAACTATGTTTTTTAATAATGCTTTCATTTCATACTCCCAAGACCATGTCTTGTAATTCTTTACTTCTTCTACCTACTTGACCGTACCATTTACTATCTTCCATTTGTACAGCCATTTCTTTCCAATCATTTTCTCTACAAGCCTTAATCATATTTTTAAATTTACTAAGTCTTGTACCACCTAAATTAAAACACATATTAACTAATACATGTTGTATGTCTTCAGGTAAGTTATAGAAAGCTTCTTCGCTTCCTAAGATATGTATAGCTTCTGCTAAGTGTGTTACAAAATCATTCTTGTAATACATGTCTACAACTTCTTGAGATACAGATGTACCTACTGCCCACCCATATTCAGGGTCTTCAGGTTTGCAAAGGTGTCCAACTCCTAGAGTTTTATAGCCTAAACTATCTTCATAGATGTTTAGTACTTCGCCTTCGTGTCTTTTAATTTGTTCTTTACATAGTTCTATATTCATATTTTATTACTCATCCTGTAGCTTATATAATTGTTGATAAAGTTTGTCGTTGTCCGTTTCTAACTTAGTATGTTTTATAAACATTTTTTCTAATTCAAGTGATTTTGATTCTGGTAAATTTAAATATAAATTTTCAACACCTATATCATCCAATGAGTCTCCAATAGAAAATGCTTCAAATTTTGGTAAAGGTAAAATACCATATTTTTTAGATAATTTTTTTAAATGTTTGTCTATAAAATTTGCTGAATCGTTAACTTCAGTTTTACTTTTTTTTATTTTTTTTATTAAAGGTTCATAGTTTATGTTATTTTTTTTATAATTTTTTATATTATCAACACCCATATCATCTATAAATTTTTGTAGTTTTTTATTTTTTTCTAGTGTAAATTTGTTAGTATTTTTAATTTTTCTTTTTTCTACTAAGTCATCTAATTCAAATCCTCTATTTAAAAATTTTAATCCTTCAAATCCTTTCTTTTTATTTAAAAAATGTAATGACATATCCATAAATATTTCATCTTTTTGATTTAGTAATTCTTCTATTCTTTTTGCCTCTGGATTTTCTTTATTAAACTTTTTTATAACAGGATTATTTTTAATTTTTTCTTTTAATAAATCTGTATTATAAATATAATCTTCTATAGAATTGTCTTGTGGATTTATTTTATTTGTTTTATTTTCAAAATTTCTTAATTCATTAACAACATCTTCGTCTTGAGTTTTTAACCAATCAGTAAACATTCTTTGTTTTTCTTCTCTTGCTAAATTATTTAATTTTGTAAATTCTTTATCAACTTGTTCAAATGATGTATTACCTATTTTATAATCATTAACAATTCGATTACCTCTTGTTAAAAATCTTGTAACTAAACCACCAAATACGTAACGTTTTCTTAAACCTAATCCTTCCATTTGTCCTTTAAGTTCTCTATCTTCAATGTCTTGTGCAGCTTCTGAGGTTGCGTTAAACGGTAATCCTGTATTTCTATTTACCATTTCGTCAGGTTCGTCTGTGACGTTAGGTACATTTTTAACTATACCACCTTTATAATATTGTCTTACTTTATATTTTTCATCTTTATTAGCTGTTCCTCTTGCTGCAGCTTTCATAGCTTTTCTTGTATCTGCCGGTAGTAAACCATATCCGGGAACATTAGTTACCATGATTTCAGGTATACCTTTTCTATATAAAACACCATCAATAAAATCTTGTGGTAATGGACCTGCAAAAGTTTTTAATGTAGCTGTTAAAGTTCCTACATTTCTGTCATATTCATTATCATATCTTGCTGCATAATCAAAAGGTCCTAAACCTCCCCATCTTCTAACAGCTTCAAATATTAATTGACCTGATTCTTTATCTGCTCCAGTTTCATAATCTTTTAAATTTTGTCCTTGACTCCTAACTATATTACCTATGTGAGCTACTGAACTCATAAGTATAACTGTTGGTAACATTTTTGGTATAGATTGAAAAGCTGCAATATCTCCTGTTTTTCCAAATTGTTTAAGGTCTTTAACTCCTTCATTTGAAAATCTTTTAAGTATTGTGTTATTAAATACTGTAGGGTATCCTGCAAACTGTACTAACATTTGAGCTGCAGGTGTTGAAAACCATAAAGGTCTGTTAGCTTCTGCAGTACTTGGGTTAAGAATAATTTCTTTTACAAATCTATTAGCTCCTGAAGTATATTGTTCTTGATAAAACTCTTGACTACGAGCTATATTATCATCCCACTTACCATTAACTGTAGATTTTTTATACCATGCAACAGCATCATCTGCTTTAACTCCTAAGTCTCCAAGTTGTTTAGTAAGATATTCTTTCTTACTTTTACTTAATCCACCTTTATAAAGTTTCTCAGCATTTTGTTTTATTAATCTTTTACCTGTAGTAAATGATGCAAGTTGAACAGCCTTTGTCCACTGTGTAAGTAAATTAACTTTAAAGAATCCTTGTTGTAAAGTTTTAGCTACGCTACCGTGCAATCCTTCACCTGCAAGACCTTCAAGCCTTTCTTGTACTGCTTGTTCTAAAGCTAGTCCAGTTTGATATAACTCTCCCCATGCTTCATCATCTATGTCTTTTATACCTTTAACTCTTTGACGTAAGACTCCACGTTGAAAACCTTTTATAGTTCTGTCAATAACACTTTGACCTTCTTTAACTAAAGCACTTCCAATATCACTTATAACTTTAGGAGCATCAGATTTACCTGCTCTTGTTAAAAGTAAAAATGGTTCAGTAATACTAGACAAAGTAGCAAAAGGTAAATGAGCCATCTGCTGTGTTAGTTTGCCCCAATCAGCAGCACCTCTTGCCCAACTATTACTTTTCCATACAGAGTTAATATCAGTTTCAATTCCAGTTACACGTTTATGCATATTTTCAAGACCCTTAAGAACTCCTTTAACTTCATCTTCATCCATTCCACTTTGTAAAAGTTCTTTTCTAATTGGTAATAAAGTATTAGTATAAAACTCAACTTCATTTCTACCAAAGTAATTAGCTCTTTCAACAGCTCTAGCAGCATTAGTAAAATAATCTTCTAATATTTGTTGTGTATCATCTTCTAATACATATGCAATTTTATTATCATCAAGATTAGTAAATCTTCTAGCTTGTAAAGTACCTGCTGAATCTCCAATAGCAATGTCTTTACTTCTCATTTTAATTTCAAAAGGAGTCCATCTATTTTCTAACATATCATCAACAATTTGAACAGCTTTTAATTCTTTAGCATATGCTACATCACCATTAGCTTCTTTTAAAAAATCTCTTCCAAAAGTTTCCATATCAGTACCTAAAGCATCTTCTTTAACACCTCGTACTTTAATCCCATCACTAGTTAAAATTTCTAATTCTTTTACATCATTTAAAGGATTAGCATGTCCTGAATCAATTAAATCTTTTTGAAATCTTTCTCTATTTTTCTTTAAAGCTTTATAGTTAAATAGTCTTGGTAAAAATCCACCCTTGTTTATTGTTCCAACTTTGAATAAACCTGCAATACTTAAATCACTAAACGAGCCATCTAGTATATTTCTAACACCTTCAGTACCATCAAAGTTTTTACCACCATAAGAAACTGCAACATCTTCAGTAACTTTAATATCTTTATATTCTTTACCAATTAAATCTCTTATCCAAAATTTACCTTTTTCTTGAGCTTCTTTTTTAGTACCTACTACCATTCTATCTCTTAATAAAAAGTTTAATTCTTTTTGTTGGTCTTTAGCTAGTC